TAAACGCTCTTCTGCTAAACGCTCTTCTGCTAAACGCTCTTCTGCTAAACGCTCTTCTGCTAAACGCTCTTCTGCTAAACGCTCTTCTGCTAAACGCTCTTCTGCTAAACGCTCTTCTGCTAAACGCTCTTCTGCTAAACGCAAATAACCTAAAGCTAAAGATGATATAATATCAGGATCCGTTTAAAAGGTAATTAATAAATGAGATCGCTCAAAAGATCATCGCCCAAACGCAAATCTCCTAAACGTTCATCATCTCCCAAAAGATCATCACCCAAAAGATCACTAGCAAAGAACCAACACGGACTCCGTCGTGTCGACAAAGAATATACATGTGAAATGTGTGATGAATTGCCAACCAGTATTCTCGCGCATGTTGAAAGGCCCATATGTACACAATGCCTAAAGGGCTTCGAGGGAGTAGATTGGAGATATACATGTAGCCATCTAGGTATTGCGCATCATGGCGATCATGATGATGGGCATCTAGGACTTATATGCCCTAGATGTGAATGCTCATACTGTGAGAGCTGCTATGAGAAGTACACAGAAAAATGCAGTGAATGCAACGAAGAGCACTGCGATGCATGCTGTGACAGCGAATGCATTACATGTATGAACAATAAATCATCGCCCAAACGCAAATCATCGCCCAAACGCAAATCATCTCTCAAACGCAAATCATCTCCCAAACGCAAATCATCTCCCAAACGCAAATCATCTCCCAAACGCAAATCATCTCCTAAACGCAAATCATCTCCTAAACGCAAATCATCTCCTAAACGCAAATCATCTCCTAAACGCAAATCATCTCCTAAACGCAAATCATCTCCTAAACGCAAATCATCGCCCAAACGTAAATAAAGATGATATCAAGATCCAATTTAAATAGATCTAATAAATGAGATTGCCCAAAAGATCGCCTAAAAGGTCACCTAAAAGGTCACCTAAAAGGTCACCTAAAAGGTCACCTAAAAGGTCACCTAAAAGGTCACCTAAAAGGTCATCACCGAATTCATTAACAATTCAAGCAATTATATTTCCAAAGACCACATGGACTAAATATGAAGCAAAAAAATGGCTGAACAAACACAAGTTTAAACCAATAAAAACAGTACATGAGACAGAAAATTTCTATAGATATAGAATTCAAAATCCAAATCCCGATGCAGAATATAAAACAAAAATATTGTCTAATTATGTTCATCTTATTCTAATGAGATAATTGAGATTACACAAGTATGTTAGATTGACTAATATCAGTCGATTACAGAATATACTCCATTAATCAATAATTATAATCACAATCTTTTAATAAGTAAATGTTTGAAGTATTTAATAATAAAATAATATTTATTTCCATAGATTTAGTATATAGACATATTCCAGCTATGATAACCTATCTTGCAAATGAAGGTATAACACATATAGATAGATATGAATTAGCTGTATTATATACAATGAATACAGATGTAATTGTTAAACTTGATATACTTGATAGTCTTACGTATTCTGGTTTTGCGTTAATATATAACAATGTAATAGAAATTTTAACAAGTAAACAAGTTTCAATAAAATTACAATTATTAAATGAAATTGTAATGTTTTTTAAGCAAAATATTTATGTCCAATTTCCGATATTTCAAGCCCGATTTGATATCGATGTATTATTTTATGTAAAATACGGATTTGCAAATCCAGAGCTGATAAATGATAATTTTTTAAAATTAAAATTTATTAAAAAAAGAAGCAAAGAACAAATTTTAGAACAAATTTTTCATCTCGTCAAACATAAACGCAATCAATACGAAACAACAATATTGTTAACAAATGAAATAGCTCACCTGTTAGGACAATTTGTAAATAAATATGATACAGAGGTAGGAGGAGTATTTGATTTAAATTTTAATCAAGAGGGTATTGGAGTTCTTGGATTATCAAAAGTTGTACAGGGGAGTAAATCCGAATTTACAGTAACAGTTCCTGTTGTTGCAGGACAATTTTCATTTCATACGCATCCAGACAAAGCATATTCTACATTTAATACTATTTTGGGTTGGCCAAGTGGACGAGATATGGCATCATGTATGGCTTGGTTTTTAAACAATAAAAACCAAATAGCTCACTTTGTCATAAGCTCAGAGGGCATATGGAGTATTTGTTTAACTACAGAATTTCAAAAAATATTATTGCGAATAAAAAATAACATATCAGTATTTAAAAAATGTGCAGAAGGAATTTATAATACAATATTAGAACTTTTTTCCAGCCAAGAACCAAAAAGATCAAAAGATATTGATACTACAATACGACTTGATGAAAAAAATAACTTTTTAAATTTAGTAAAAAATTACAAAATAAGAAATTTATTTTCCGAAGCACCTGATGTATACGAAAATTGTAGAAATGCAAATGCAAATTACGATGTATTGTTATTTAATGTAATGTTGATCAAATGGAAATATTTCAAAACAAATAAAGATATTGTATTATCATATTCATATATTTTAGATGAAAAAGGTGGATTTAAAGGATATGAACAAATGGATGCTGAAAACGTAGATTTAGATAAAATGGATTCTGATTCTATGGACGAATAACTAAAGACATTAGATTTTAAATTCTTTAGATTTTAAAATCTATGACGACACTAAAATCTATGATTTTTTCTCAGCAGACGAATTAGAAGATGGCATGAAAAAACTATCTACTAGCCAAAATGTAATCATTACTGCTATAATTTTAAAAAACATCACAAGCCCTGAATATCTCTGCAAAGATGGAAATGACTGTTGGAGCATATCATCAAACCATCGTCTACTAAATATATAAAAAATAACACCTACAAAGATAGTAGTTTTATAACTCGTTGTCATTTTGTATTTTATTAATCTTTGAATAAATAAAATGTATTATAGACGTCAAGGAGAACCAATGCAAATGGAAAATAAGGAGAATTTTACTCTTTTGGATCCTGCGATGAGTGACACTATGAAATATATTATATATGCTATTCTTGTGATTGTTGTACTTTTGCTTTTATGGCTATTATGGGAAAGATTTGGCGGTAGATCATCATCTCGCAGATCCGCAAGTCCTGCTAGCAGAAAACGAAGCGTAAGCATGTTCTATTAAACTACAATAATTTGATTGATATTAACTTGTAGCTGTAGTTAATACTATAATAAATGGATATTAGCAAAGGATATAGAGATGATAGTTTTAAAACATTTATTTCAAAAATATTAAGATATGGTATATCCGACGAATCATTTATAGAATCCATGTTATCAAAAAAAGGACTTTATTTATATGACATTGCTCTAACCAGTAAAGATGCTAACAATATAAATAATTACGAAATGTTCGAACAGCTAGGAGATGTTAGTATAAATAAATTCGTTGTTAATTATATGTATGGAAGATTTCCACAATTAGAAAATCCAAACGGAGTAGATCTAATTGCCAGGTTAAAAATAAAATATGCGTCAAAAGAAATATTACATCAACTAGGAGAAGAAATGGGAATGTGGCCATTTATAACAGCAACAAAAGATGAAAAACACAATAAACGTAAAATTTTATTAGAAGATACGTTCGAATCGTTCTTTGGAGTAACAGAATATATTATAGATACCATATTTTATACAAAAAATTGGGAAAAAAATACACAACACACATTGATATTTCCTCATAATACATATATAGGAATAGGATTTAATATGATTTTCGGTATACTTAAATATTTATTCGATACGCTTGATATCTCTCTCAATTACGAAAGTCTAGTAGACTCTAAAACAAGACTAAACGAGTTAGCCCTAGAACACAAAATGAAAATTGTATACGAACAAAAATCTAGCCCAGGAACAAAAAGATTTATCATCCAAGTTATTAACAAAACTAATAATGATATTCTAGGAATTGGAACTGGGTCATTAAAAAGAGATGCAGAAATTAATGCAGCAACAAACGCATTAGAAACATTAAAAAATAAATACAATATCATTAAACAAATTCCACAAAGATACAAGACATTTTACTAATTTAATTTCTTAATTTTTAACGCATTAACTTGTTCTTTTTTAGATAAAGAGTTTATTACATTTTTTGTAATTTCATACGGATCAGATACACCAGCGCTTTGTAATATTGTATACACGCTATCTATTTTATCATCTTTTTTTTTTATAGTATATGATTTGCATTTTGTAGATAGATATAATTTTAATGTCTTGTAGCTGAGTACACTTTGTCCAGATATTTTCATATCATTTAAAATTAGGTCTTTGAAATGTTTCTCTTTTTGTTGTAACTTGCGTAAATCTTTTTGTATCGGCTCTAATTCCTTTTTTTTATCGTTTATCTCGCAGGTAATGTTGAATAGTGTTTCCAATTTTTCATCTAAGGTCATTAGATAATCCATTTATTTTAAAACTAACATTTAAATTTTAAAGCATTGTTTATTGGTGTTAACAAATAATTTGAAACAAGGTAAAATTATTGTAGGCTTAAAAAATTATGATTATAATAGTACTATGGATATGCTTTGCATTAGTTTATACATATAAAATACAAACATCTACTCTACAAGTTATTGTTACAGATATATATGATAAACAGCAAAATAATTTATGTTATTTAAAATGCAATGCATACATTCAAACATGTTTGAAAGAATTTCAAAGAAATGTACAAATTGATGATAAATGTTCATTCGGAAAAACAGAATCTAAGAATTCTATTATAAATATTCCAATTTATCATCGTTGGACCGAAACATTTACTATTATTCTTAATGTTTCGTATCTAAATTCAACAGATACAATCGTTTATGTAGGAAATGTGAGTGCTTCAACAAATTTTCGATATATTCATTCAAACGGTTTAAATAATATCATCAGTATAAAGTATAGACTTAGATTAATCTGTATGAATAATCATTATACAAAAGATTGTTCTAAAACTTGCTACCCGCGAAATGATAAATTTGGACATTGGATATGCGATAGCAAAGGAAATAAAATATGTCACAATGGTTGGACTGGAACTTATTGTGATGATTTAAATATAACAAGGGATGGAGAAAATATTGAAGACTTTAATAGTGTAGATATTTCTTCTGATCAAAGTAAATTTTTAATTATTTTTTTATTCTTCACGCTAATTATTCAATCAATAATTATAGTGTCTTTATATAAACAAAAACCATCTATGCATAATACATGTATGGATACGGTTGAAATGAATAACATGCGTATATCAAATACAACATCTCTCATAAAACATGTTAAAAAAATTAATAACGCTGATAATGTTGAAATACCTATGAAAAAAATTAATAACGTTGAAATACCTATGAACATAGTTGAAGATATTAAATCAATCACGACTTGAATTGTGTAGATAACGATGTTGATAGATTTTAAATCATTTGTTTGATTTAAAATCTGGACACCTACAGGATAATTAACTTGGGCAATAATTTTCAACAAAAGGTATATTGGGATGATACATATTATTTCTTTCTGCGTGTTTAAGTAACGCATCAAAAATAATTTTAAATCTGTCAGTATGTCCTATATCGGGACATATAACATGTGCAAGTTCATGTAAAACTACATACATCAACGAATTCTCATCATAATATATTCCCGTTTTATTATTTTTTAAACACAATGATATATTTTTTTTATTAATAGTAAACGATTGTGGTCCATACTGTATATATATATAGTCTAATATATTTTTTGAATTGAGTATTTTCAAAACACCAGAAAATTTTTTTTTATAAAACAGTTTTATGATATTTTGTTTTATTTTTTTAATAATGATTTCGCTTTTACTATCATATTGAAATGATTCATATGTTTTTGATTTAACTAAAAAAAATAACCCCAAACCTACTCCTACGATCATCAGGTGTATAGGTGATAACATTTATTTTAAATACCTATTTTTGCAAAGATGATAGGCCTAGTATTTCAATAGATATCCATTATACTTTTGTTTTAACATAGGCCATGCTTTACGACGATCAAGTTTGATAGTAGGGTACTTTTTGCAAATACCATCGAATAGATCTTTACGTTTGATCTCGGTTGTCTTGTCGTTAGTGGGAATGAATTCAGAAAATATCTCCAGTAAACGATCCTCAGATACTGTTTCCAAATTGACCTTGAGACCAAAATGCTTTACTTCCACCTTAGATAGTGGTTGTGGTATATCAGTTGCAGGAAGAGATAATTCTCTGGATACTTCTTCGATCTCGTTATTAGTATCTTTTATTATTACTTCATAATTAGTACAAACAGCCTCTACCTTTGTGATCAAACGTTTATATGGATAGATATAAATCTCTTTGCTTTTCTTATCCTTGTATTGTTCAAGTAGTTTGGCAAGAATACATTCGACAAGATGGAAATCAACCACTTTAAATGTTATTGTATAATACCATTCATCACCAGTGGCTGAGCGTGTATTATATGATGCTAATCGTTTTGATAGTAGATCTTCTGATGTCATTCCGCCTACTTTAAAACGATGTTGAGCTGCATATGATTTGGATGTACTGATGTATACGATTTGAGTAGGATTGCGCACAGAGTGGTTATGAATAATCTTTTTGAGTTGTAGCCTTTCTTGTTCTAGTTTTGCTATCATTGCTCTAGTCTTTACACCATCTTCTTTTAAGGTATCGAGTTCGTTTTGTAATTTGTATTGTCCGGTTCGTCTGATGGATGGTAATACCTCGTGTGCAAGCCATTTTCTAAATTGCTTACTTATAGTTGACTTGGATTGCATAGCAAGATCATACGCGCCATGTTCATTAATATAAACAGCCTTCCCATCGCGATATGCTTGAAGAGACCCATTGTCATTGGGGGAATTCAATTCCCCCAATGACAATGGTTGAGGAGATCATATATATTTTGGAGTTCATTAAGAGATTTTTTATTACAATCTTCTACATTATTTTGTAGAGCTTTCTTAACATCTTTATATCCTAAGGATGAACAGAGCTCTTTTCCTGAGAACCAAGGCTCATCGCATGTTCCAACTACTGTAATGGAGGTACCATTTACAATCATCTCCTTTGTATTCATATCATATGCAAATAAATCCACTGCTTTCACCGTATTAGTCATATCTTGTAATTTATATCACAAGTCAAATCTTTAAGAGTATAAAATAGGATGGCATGCTGAATAATATTGAAAATTTTACATTAATGTACTATTATCATTGAGGTTGGGACCCATTTCGCATCTCAACCTGTTCAAATTGAGGGGTTCAATATGTACACTTAGATCCTTTGCTGATATTCTATCGGCTTCGTGTATACGTATATCTTGATCTGTTCTTGAATAACTTAGAGCACTTGTTATATCTTTTCCCTTAAACCAGGTCGGTCATATCGCATGTTCCGATGATTTGGATAAAGATTTTAAATTTAAAATTAATTCTGGTAATTAAAGAGGTGGAATGCTAAATGGGTCCCACCTCTTTAATTTCACCAAGGGGTTATTTATTCATTGTCATTGGGGACATTCAAAGTCCCCAATGACAATGAATATATTTTTTATCTTCTACATTACATTGTAATACCATTAGAGGTGGGGACTTTGAATGTCCCCACCTCTAATGATTGCGAATATCCATATGGTTGGTGGTATGCGTTGCGCATACCACCTTTTGTAATATTATCACGATTGGCCTGATTGTATGTAGCTTGACTATCAATAGACTATTAATAGTTATAAATTTGAATTCCAAACTCAAGATTAACATAACGCCTAACCATGGGAATGGACGCAACAATAACTGTCAATGGGATCAAAATCAATGCCTATAGGGCTCGTAAACACTTCGACGGAATCGTATACGTAGACCAAGATCTTAAAATCGAAGTTGATATAGAGGGTGGATATGTCTTCAATACTGCTTACTATAAGATTGTAGATATAAACTGCAAATGCAAACCATGTAGTTGTAATTGTGGATGCAAATGTAATTATTTTTGCAAATGTGAGTGTGAATGTGATTTCCGCTGCAAATGCGAAGAGGACAATGATCTCGAATGCGAAGATGTTCCTACATACCACGAGGAGGGATATATAAGAACCAAATATGATAGCAAAACAGAATACCTTACTGGAATTGTATTCATCATTCTCAAATCTATTGTACCAGAGGGTGTTGACAGAGTGCGAGTTATTGTAAAGCTTGATAGATACTAATTTTATCGATCAGATTAGCCTTAAAATTTTAAAACATTATAATGTTTTAAAATTAATTTTAAAACATTATAATGTTTTAAAATTAATTTCTAGTAATTAAAATGATGTCTAACACGACGTCTATCAAGATATGTAAAATAGAAAGCAATGCCACTATTCCTAAACATTCAGGTGCAGGATATGATTTATATAGTGCATATAATTATATAATTCCCCCAAATAGTAAAATCACGTGTTTTACTAATCTGAAAATTATTATACCTGAAGGATATTATGGCAAAATAATACAAACAGACGAACTATATAATACTATAAAGATAGTAAACAATACTGGAATTACATCTTATTTCAGAGACAATGTTTCTATAGAATTACAAAACACCAATGGATACCTTCCAGTATTTATTACAACCAAACATCCTATTGCTCATTTGATTTGTATCAAAATAGAAGACGTAACATTAGAATTATACTAATTTTAAACCCAATTGGGTTTAAAATTAAGGAGTGGTTTATACAATACAATTTGTTATTCATCATTATCATCATCATGATATGTTGGAAAATTTTGCGGAGGACTATTATCAGATTCGTCATCATTTTGGCGTGTTGGAAAATTTTGCGGAGGACTGGCTCCTCCTGGAAGTCTACCGTTGCAATTTACATAAGAAATGCAAAAGTTACACTCGCAACAATTATCATATGTCTCTTTTATATCGCATATGCAGTCATCTTCGTCTTCTGCAATGCAGTCACATCTTGGTTCCCAAAATTGCATGTCATTTTCACAATATTGACAGTTGCATGCATTAACGTATCGTATCATAGTGTAATCAAACTTATTTATACAATTCATTAAATTTTAAAACAATTAAATTATTTTAATTGTTTTAAAATTAATTAATTTACATACATGTGCTTCTTACATAGGGAGTTCCTGTATATTCGAGCTCATTGGTTCCATATGCTGTTCCTAATGTAAAGTATCCAGTTGGAGATGGAGGCATACCAATACGCTCACCTGTTAATGAGCTATATCCATATGTTCCAAATACTGGAACAACATAAAGACCTGAGGTTGATGGTGCTGGAGGTTGAATCTGTGTTCCTTGATTATACACACTCATTGTTGCATAATTTTGTGCTCCGTTTTTATTATTCATTTATTCTTTTTTCGAATAACTTTAAAGAATGATAAAGTAATAAAATAAAATAGATATTGATATTATTAGTCATCAGACTCAATCATACATTGTAAAATTATTCTGTTGAGTGTTTTAAAAACTGGAGTGTTTTTAAAAACTAGCATCAGACTAAATGACGAATCATATATTGTAAATTGTTTCTGTTGTATCTATAGATTTATTACATGTACTACATGTTTGAATATTATTTTTTAACATACTTTGTATGTAACAGTCATTGCATGTATTGGAACACTGACATGGCATAAACATTATATCTGGTATTTTTGTTAAACATATTAAACACGGAGATTTGATTTTAACAAATACAAAATCTGTCGTATTTTGTTTACAAAATGGACACTTGTTATTAATTTTACTAGAACACCTAAAGCATATTAAATGATGACATGGTTCACATGCTAACGCTATTTGTTTTTTCATACAAATACGACATTTTATATTTTCATCACATAACTCTTCTTCTGATTCTGATTCATTTGATTCGGATTCTAATACATTATTAGATAATGAATCGGAATGATAACTTTGAAGATCACTCCTATCAGAGGAGTTATCAGAATAGTCATCAGAATCCCGACTCGAGTCATTGGAATTTGAGTTTGACTCGTTACTGGAGTTATCCGATTCGTCATCATAATGGTCTGCATAGATATCATCTAACGCCGAAATATACATTAATAAAAAGCTTGGAAAGTCCATATTTTAAAAATTAGAAATATCAATATTTAAACTCATTTTTTTAATTATAAATCTTGTGATAGAATTTATAGATATATCTTCGTGATTACAAGAACAGTTTAATTTAATCCAACCTATACCCGTCGAATCAAATGCTAAATTTAATTTAGATAAATCAAGATTTATTTTATCTATATCTGTATCTGTTATACTGTGAGTAAAGAAACACATATTTTTTGCATATTGTTTTTCGTTCTGTAAAATTTTATTTTTTTGATCATATAAATCTATTGTTGTTTCTTCCTTAACTTCTCGTAATGCACAGTCTATAATGGTTTCATCTGATTCTAGTTGTCCTTTAGGAATTCCCCATTTATTATTATATGCTTGTGTAAGCAATAAATAAATATCGTCATTTTTTTTCCAAGTAATGATAATTCCTGCTTTATAAAATTTATTTTTCGATGAAAAATGCATGTTTTTATTTTTATGAGATGCAACAAGCGAACACAAGGAACAAGATAACGACGAACAATTAAATGTATTCATTTTGTTATGAGTGTTTTATTAATTTTGCATTTCAATTACAAAATAAATGAAAATAATTCTTCCTCTTAGTGTTAAACAGTTTATATTTATATGTATTATAATTTTAATAATAATTTTGATACTTTCAAAGACAGGGATTTTAACTCAAACAACAGAATCATTTAATGATACTTTAACTCGAACAAATAACACAACCGAAGTACATGAGATGCCGATAGATTTTGAGTTTGAGTCAAAAGGAGAAAAGTTATGTCGTGCATATTTAGAAAAATTTTTTAATAAGAAATTTCCTAAAACAAGACCGAACTTTCTCCGAAATCCCCAATCGGACATGAATTTAGAATTAGATTGTTATTGTGATGAACTTAAATTAGCAGTTGAATATAATGGCAAACAACATTATAAATTTGTTCCATATTTTCATAAAAATATATCGGATTTTAAAAAGCAGTGCTATAGAGACCAACTAAAAAAACGTTTATGTAAAGAAAATGGAATTCGTTTGATAAGCGTTCCATATACTGTATCATATTCAAATATTCCAATATTTTTATATGGATCATTATTACAATTCACAAACAACACCAGTGATATTACTTGAACAAATGTCCTGGGATATAATCATGTCTTATAAATCTATTTAATTGTTTTGCTCGTATATCTGATCTTTGGTATTGAGAATCATATAGCCATCTAGGTATATTAGAATCCATTGGATTCCATTTTTCATTTGCATATGAAACGTATTCAATATCTTTCTCAGGATTTATTTTTTTTTTAAAATGTTGCATGTCTATATCATGAAACGACCCTGGATCTACCTGATTAGTATTTATATAATATTTGATATTTCCAGTTTTAATTTCTTTATATTTAGATAATGGATACATAACTTCATAATATGTTTCGTTTAATTCAATATTGTTGATACTATCGGTAATACTAATGTTAGAGCAGAGAGGAGGTTGTGAGAAATATAGAATATCATTTCCTAAAATTGTTTTAGATGTTCTATCGGACGCTGTATAAAGACAGTTAGAATTTTTTCCAGAAATTTTTTTAAAAGTATTATCGTAGGAAAGAGTATTTAATTGTTTTTCCATTTTATTAATTCCAAATTAATAAAATGGATTGTATGTGTATTTTAGTTGGTTTTGCGTTAGTTTATTTATATTTTGTAATTGTGACGACTTTTAGATAGTCGTATTTGCAATTATATATAATTAATTTCAAGATAATTTATTGCATAAAACGTAAACGTTATGTAAAGTTATCAATTTGTTTTGATATGGACACGCAGTCTAATGACAATGGCATATCGTAATCGAATTTATATTTATGACAAAGTTCAATATCATCATATGAAAATTTATCATTATTGATTTTTCCGATGACACGATGGGTAACAGGATCAAAGATTAGTCCTGTTTTCTGATGAACATAAAGGTTTGTTTTTGTATCTAGTTTGATATGTTCTATCTGCTTCCAACGCTGAATGATATCAGATACACGTGTCACTTTCCTAATTTTTGGAAATACAGTGTATAATCTACTAGTAAACAACTGAAAATGTTTATCAAATATACTTTGAATCTTCTTATCCATAGTCTTTAATTTTAAAGCACTTGGTTTTAAAATTTCATTTTTTCTAGATTTATTAGCTTGACGGTTTGTACAAATATATAGAGCTGAATCTGACACATTTGCGCAAATGCTGTCATGGATATTGGGGATGTTAGGAGATCTGAATTTTTACACAACCATATATAGATAGTTGCAGCAGCAACTATCTTTGGATTTTTATATTGTTCTTTTATGCTAGTTGCAAAGCAACAAATATTATTTATATTATTGTTTAGTATTGGAATTTTATTTTGCAATAGATCGATAAATATAATTATATATTCCTTAATCCCATAAACAATCAATCTACTTTCTTTAATATATAATTTGACTAATTTGAGTCCTTTGGACTGATCTTTTTTGGTAATATTGAATACTTTGCATAAATGTTTTTCGTCTTTTGGCCTCTCAATTGCATTGCATATAGTTAATGTACATGCACATATTATTGCACGTGTTAGCTTTGACCTATATACATTCATGTGACCGATTCTGAAATACATGTCAAAAATTTTTGATTGTGTGGCTGTATCTATATCTAATTTATCAAGATATATACATATATCCTTAATATAATCTTTAGTGTTTAGATCACTTTTTCTAATAGATACATCTTTGGATTCAAAAAATTTTGTATAATCTATCATGCCTTGTTGTTCTTCCCCACAGTTGATACAAATTTCATTCCAACAGTTATCATGTTTGCATTTAGAAAAACTTTCTAAACTTTCAGTCGAGTTATTTTTTTGATTAAAAATATTTTCGCACCGAAGGATAAAGTTTTCAAAATCTTCTTCTGACATGGTTTTTCTAAATATTATATGGATTTTATTAAATTCATTTTAAACGAAATGAACCTTTTTCTTATATAATACTTTCTTTCTAAGAAGGTATATAAATAATATTATTATAAATAATATAATAACTGTAACTGTAAGAGTAAGAATTACATACTTGGTATGTTGTTGTATATTCAACACACCAAGTATATCGTTAATTTGGGTTTCGGATTTAAACAGTAACATATTTCTATACCAATTTTTATCTTGTTCTAATTTAAACGATAATGGTCTATCTATAGATTTTAAAAATTTTTTAGTAGGATATCCAGCCAAAGAGAATGTCAATACTCCTCCTAGCTTGAGATTGAGTCCAGAGTCGTTTTTCATATGAACTATTTTAGAAAACTGTACTTTGCGATTATGAGGAAACATGGCAATTTTAAAAAATCCTTTATCACCCCATGATGAACCCCAACTATTTCTACATATCCAATATGGAACTGTTGTATAATCATTAATTCCGTTACCTATTTTAATATTAGTTCCAATACCCCACCCAACAACAACAACAGCATGACCTCCAATAAAATTATTTGTTGAAATGCTAGAACTTGAAAATACTCCATCATCGTTTGCCTTTTCAAGATATATTCCACCATTTTTTTGTGTAAATTTCCCTGAAATAAAATTTTTAAATATAAGTAAACCTGCTATAACTGGACCATGTATTAATATATGTTCTTGGATAGTTTTTTGTACATTAATAATATTAACAGCATTTTCGTCATCAGTATTATTATCAGATACAATGGTTCGTATAGATTTTGGATCTACGTTATAATGATAATAAGTATTATCAAAATAGCACGATGCTTTTGGAGGAAGCAAAGAACTTAAATCTTGTCCAAAATGCGAACTTGCATCTCCTGTTGAACATGATGATGTTTGTGAACACCATGAATAATCAATACAATGTTTACTTGGCAGTCCACCATTTTTACAAATATCATGAAGTAATGCAACAGGGTCACCTCCACTACATTGTCCTTGTGGAAAATTTGATAATGCATATGTTGCAGATATATCAGGATTCCAATCTACTATTCCAGATACAACAAATTTATCTGACATGCATGTTGTTGTTGCTACTGCCCAACAGCTTCCGCAAAGATATTGATTTGGGGGAGCTGTAATAAGTTTTTTTTTTGCTCGTATAGTGGGACTATCAGATGATGTTATTATATGCCAACTAAAGCTAGATGGTATCATCATTTGATTGTTTGTAGATGTATAAAGATATCGTAATGTATATAAATCAGAATGATTAAAGTGTTTACAAGTCATTGAGAAATTTATGCTAGTATTAATTTTTGAGGATAGCGAACTATTCTTTTTATGTAATTTGTCTAGGTTAGTACAATAACTAGTCATTTATTGGATATACAGGGACAGAACATTCCTTTTAAAAACAAATTTTGTATTCTAAAAAGGAATGAATTTGATATCTATTGTACTTTTGCAAATGCATGCATATAATACATACGAATCGCAGATTAACTATTTCTACGGATGTACTAACTTTTGGAAATCTTGCAACTTTCATCGAGATGATATATTTCAAACAGAATTCACAGATTGGATGTATGAAGCCAAAACATGTTCTATAAATAGGACTCGCGTTAAGCGAACATTTGTTGATTCGTTTAGATATGTATGCAGCAAACCAGACCCAAAATTATGTCTTATAGGGAATTCTCTTAAGGGTACAAATCCATTACGTGCTGTAACATGGGCATCTGATCCAAATGATGGTCATGAAAGACCTGGAACATATGGACTGCAATCAATTGCACAGGTAAGATGTGTATACGATTTGGATCAAATAAATACATTTACACAAGTTGAAAATTTATATTCTAAACTAGAACATAGAGACCTGGGTAGGCTAAATGTACAAACTAAAAATAGTATGCTTTTTAAATTATTATGCAAAAAAAAATTATATGGTACTGAAAATCAATTTCTGTATGGCCATCCTGAATATTTTGAAATAGTTAAACTCGATATATTTTGTCAACCCGAAGACAGAGGCAATCGAGTCCAAGCGATTTATGATATCAACTTGATAAATGAAACCTATGAGCCTATATTGGAACCAAACCCTGAAGATATGATATTTCTGTTTTAAATACTTGTATTTTAACTGGCAGTTGACTTTTTTGGTTTTAAAAGTTTTAAACTTTTAAAATCTGTTGCGGTCATATTTTGAACTCAAGCCCTTTCGTAACAATAATAAATCTTTAAATATTGGATAAAATATGTAACAATAACCATTAAACATATAGCTATAATAATTAATATACATATAGAAACCGAATATATTAATGCCCAGTGTGTCTCTAAACGATCAATACTGCAATAAGAAACAATTTCTTGATCAGTATATTTAAGATTATAGGTTATGATTCCTTGTTTAATATTATCACATATATTGGTATTATTTTTACAAAGATCAAAAAATATGGGCGATTCACTACATGGTCTATACCAACAATATGGAGATAATTTAAATATAGATGATTTAATTCGTATATCGTCATTATTTATCAAATTATATAAACATATTTCAGTATCATTATTGTTATCTATTGTAATATTAACTGTTGAATTGATTTTTTGATTAGCTTGTTGTATATATTTTTGTGTATATTTTTGTATTTCGTCAGTCGGTGATCTTTTTGCTATTGGCGATTGTATAATACTGCAATTAGAAACAATTTCCTGATCAATATCTTTGAGATTATATTTAATAATTCCGCGTCTAATATTATCACACATATTATCATCGGTATTATCATCGATATTATTTTTACAAAGATCAAAAAATATGGGCGATTCACTGCATGGTCTATACCAACAAAATGGAGACGATTTAAATATATATGATTTAATTTGTATATCATCGTTGTTTATCAAATTATATAAACATACTGAAGTATCATTATCTACTGTAATATTTAATGATTTAATTGTTTGATCGATTTTTTGATTAATTTTTTGAATAGTTTTTTTATATTTTTGTTCTTTGGGATTGTTAAAATATTTTAACTTTGACCATAATGTATAGATAGATCTAAGTGTAAAAGTATCATTAAATGTATTTTTAATACTATCAATATCAATTACTTTATTTTTGAAATTTTTATCAACATTACTTAACATTTTGTTAATACAATGTATTCTGAGACTAATATGTGTACTAGTATCATTAAAAAAAACAACACGTCTACACACATTTAATACCAAATCATTATAAGATTTCCAATTAAGTTCTCGTATTTTATCAGTTGTATTTATATAATCATACAATGAGAATATTTGATCAACATGTTTTATCTCTAATGTGTTAATCATACATTTAATAATTAGTTTTCTATTAATAAATTTTTCATGTTCTTCGGGTAAACGCTGTTGTTCCTGATAGCGCGATAGATATCTTGTAAAATTTTCTGTATTCTCATTGAACATAAAGAATGATGGATAGGTACCATTTGGTGCTGCAGGTATAAACTTGTGACATAATGATAATGTGGGTTTAAGACAAATTCTAGAAGAAAAATCATGTCGACTTTTGGGACAATTTGGCTTTGACGTAGTAAGACCCAGATCCTTTAAATAATGCGAATGATCATATCCATCTGATCTTGCACAGCGATTCCCACCGTATACTTCTGCAGCAAAACTTGTTGGACATTTAGAATTAATTTGTATAACATCATAAGTATAATCCAAAAAATGACCATATTCAGATTCATTACATTGAGAATGATGTCTATAATTCCATCTTCTTGGCACAGGCCAAGACCCCCAACTCCATGTGTATTGTAAATCATCACACGATGGAGGACTTAAATACGTAGTAACATTTCCCATATCACTATTTTTTAATACAAGAGTAAAATTAAGTATAAATGGCAAACTAGGATACATTTTATATATCTTTTATTGTTTTTATATCAAATAATTTATTACATGATATCTTTTAGATCTTGTTTACCTCAATGTTTTATATTAAACAATGCTTGGCATTGTAATAATGGATTAGGAGGATTTGGTGATAAAGTATCCAATATAACATTTGATAAAACTTGTCCGCTGCTATCTCTAATTGCAAATATAAAACTTGCTGCTGATAATCTAAATTTAATATTCTTCTTTGAGCCATCTCCTCCAAATTTAAGGAATGGTTTTTTGGAATTATATTCTGATAATTGTGAACTGAGAGTAGCTTTGAATAATGCTTTTCTATTTCCTGGGTTATTGGACATTATATTATTAATATTCGGATTTGAAGTATCAGATAATTCAACATATACATGAGATAATCTTGAACTTGGTAAATTATTTTTAAGAATACATTTTGGAATATACAGCGAAATTAATTCTATTTCATATTCAGTTGTAAGAGATTCTCTTTGTATCCCAGAATATGTTATAAAATTTGCATTGTCGGAATTAAATTTACATATTTCTACAACTGTTCCAATTATCCAAACTATAGGAGATGATGGTGCAAATGTTAATGTTTGTGTTACATAATTAATGTTAACTATAATTACTATTTGTTGCGTATTTGTATTTTTAATGAAATCTCCAACATTAAAACCTTCTAAACTTGCGCTAACAGTTATCGAGTTTGGTGTTGATGAAACTACAGTGGATACTAATGGAATTTCTTGTCTAATACTATAAGTATGAATATTAGACCATCCTGCTATAGCAGGTTCAGAAACAAGTATTTGAGAATTATGTTCATTGTATCGTAAAATTCTTCTACTTTCATCTAGTGTTTCGTTGTAACAAAATTTATCAACAAGTTCCATGTTATGAATCGTACTTGGTACAAATAAAACTGATAAATTAGTAATACCTGGTTGTGTGGGATTAGAAAAAATGGATATAGCAGATCCTACAGTTGGTATTGTTGTAGGAATATTATTCAAAGAAAACAATCCAATATTTGATCCCAAGTATGTATAAGAATTAATATAAGACCAGGTATTGGACACAAATATCATTGTTAATCCTCTATAATAATTAGGAGTTTGATTAAATGCTGATGTAAAATTTATTTGTATGTCATTATCGCTAATACTTGTTATTATACCTGTTACATTTATAATCAATCCTTCCCATTGTATTATCGATGTATTTGGACTAATATTTTCATAATTACCTATTGCAATAGGTAATTGTAATGTGATAGGATCTGTTGCATCAATACCAGATAGATTTAATCCAGTATTATTAAATGTAATTTTAAAAAAAAAAGGATTTTTATAGATAGATCTATCTCTATGAGCAGATGTTATTTCTAACGGAATAATCATTATTTTATTATTGAAAGGAATTTTTTGGACCGTTAAAAACAAAAATCAAAAATATAATAATAATGGAAACGATAACACTTACAGAATCAAATATAGAAAAACAAATACAAATAGGAGTGTATTGCAATATATGCCAAACCGAAATATACAATATAGATATATTCTTATCACATGTTATCGAAAATCATGTTGTGTTAACAAACGACAAAGCATATAAATGTATAAAATGTGAAAAATCCTATAAACATATTAATAATATTCTTAAACATATGATGAACCATAATGATTTATTAAAAGATTCATACGAAATAAACGATATACAAACAGGAGGGAAACTACAAACTGTTTATACATGCTCTATTTGTAAAAGAATGGAACTCTGTAAATCTTACATAGAAAACCATATTGTAACTGTTCATTACAAGTTAAATAAATGGGTTCATCAATTTCTAAAAATGTAGTCAATTTTGTATCAGATATCATAACAACTACTACTAACGAGGTTCTATTAAAACAAGAAGTGAATAACAATCAAAGTTTGATAATACGTATACATGATACAGAAGGTGATGTTAATATACATGACAATGTATTTGAACAACGAGCTACTGTTAGTATTAAAGCATTACAAACAACGTTACTTAACACAGAAATAAATCAAAAAATAGACCAACAGATAGCTCAAGCAGCTAAATCTGTTATTTCGGGTATTAATTTGCTTCAATTCAGTAACGCAGAAAACACTATAGATAATTTAATTAAAGCATGTATTGAGATTAAAAATACAACATTACAAACTTGTTTGTCCAGTACAAATCAAAATATTAATATTATCGTAGAATACACTAAAGGTAATGTTAACATATCAAATATTAAAACAAAACAAATGGCTGTTGTTTTTAATGAATGTGTGCAAAATGCTACTAATTCTAATAAAACTATCCAAGATGTTATTACGAAATTGGATCAAGCTGCTAGTGCAACATCTGAAGGTTTTTCCTTATGGGCTATTGCAGGAATTATAATTGGTATTGTATTAATAGGTGGTGGTTCATTTGCAATAGGAGTTACCGCTGTTACCAAGATAGTCTTTCCAGCAACTCTTATTGCATCTTGCATCAGCGGTGTTTTGTATTTTACGCTAACAACAAATCCAACAATTTTAAGCTATGGGTATGTAGATAAATTATTGAGCGAAAATTCAAATTGTGAAGTATCTTCAAAAGCGACAGAATCTGTTGCTACATCCACATTAGCATCTGAAAAATGTTTAAATGGTAATTTTTCTGCGTATGAATGGAATAACGGAAAAGCAATTTTTTATGATCAAAAAATTGGACAGGCATGTATTAATAGTTACACATATGAAAATAAAGACAAAACTCCACTTATATCAAATCTTGTGTATAAAAAGGGAGAACATGATACATTAGATTCGGATCAAATAAACACACTAAGATTAAATACATCTAACAATAAATTATGGTTTTATGATAATAGTAAACAATGGAAAGAGATTGGTACTTTTTCAAATACTATAAATTGGGATAATATCGATCCTAGCGGTAAAGGTAGTGAGGGTAATCTATTCATCAATTATGAAAAAAATAAACTTTTTAAATATGACGGTACAAAATGGATAGAACAATGCAACAGTAATAATAATGATAAAGATTGTAAAATAATGCAAAATATACCAACCAATAGCATTAATTCAAATGTAGAAAAATCAAAATTTGTGGGATTCAAACGCGATGGTTTAAGAAAAAAATGGCTTTTATATTTAGCAATAGGTTTATTTGTTGTTGGTGTGATAGGCATAGTTCTGACCAATAAACCCAAAACCAAACCTACTACTTAAAAGAAACAATACTAAATACAAATGAAATACGATAAAATTATTTTAACCGGAACTCATCATAGCGGAAAGACAACTATTATAGAAAAGTATAAAGATGATTATAATGTTATGGATGAATTAATAAGAGCTTTAGCAACACAAGCAAATTTTCATTTTACTCCAAGCAATCCAGAACAATATGCATTTAGCGAATTGGCTTTAGTGCATTTTTATTACGGAATGGCAAAAGGAGTAAATTTGCTTGATATCAAAAAACCTTGGCTATTCGATAGATGTATTATAGATCCGCTATACTATATTAAATATTTTAATATAGATGTACGATTGAGCGAAGGTACTATTTATAATACAGCATTAAAATTAACTACAGACTTGATTCAACAAGGTTTCTTTGATAATAGCTTGTTATTATTAATGAAACCTATACCTATAACTAAACATGATGGTTTTAGATTAGGAGAGACTGAACAAGAAGGTATCTACGACATAGCTATAAAGACGCTACAAGTATTAAACGTAAATTATAAAATTGTTACAACAAAAGAAGCAGAAGAGATTATTGATAACAATCTTAAACTTTGGCAATGTCAAAACGATTATGGTTTGTTATCAATATAAGATTTACCTTATGGACTAGGACCTTGTAAATTTTCAAAGACTGATTGAATATTATACAAAAAGCCGGGGGCCAAATTTGGCCCCCGGCTTTATGAAATTAAAGGTAATAATTTTCATTGATAAGAACACCCGGATGCTTTAATACTACAAAGCTTTGCGACATATGGACATTCGTAGACATAAGACAAACATTGTAGATGACACTCGTGCTAGGTTAAAAATAATCCATAGTTCAGGGAAGAATTCTTCCCTGAACTATGGTATATATAATTTTTATTTGAAAAGAACACGGATGCACAAAGATCAAATAATTAATATGGACCAATATTCCATAAAGTAGGGGGGGGAATTCCCCCCCCTACTTTATGGACAGATTAAGGGTATGTAAATAATTCACCGTTTCTAAAATTAAATCCATTTAAAGACAATCATGTCAATAAATGGATTTAAACGATATCTGCTATGAACATATCAAAGATACATTCCATTATGGCATGTTTGGTGATTTTAAACTTGTTATTGATAAGAACACCGGATGCTTTAATGCTACAAAGCTTTGCGACATGACAGGAAGAGAATTCAAACAATGGAGTAGAAATACAAAATCTAAAAAGCTTATTGAATATTATACAAAAAGTTGGGAGCCAAATTTGGCTCCCAACTTTTATGAAATTAAAGGTTGTAATAATTCAGATTATAAACTTGTAACAGGACAATATTTATGTAAAGAACTTTTACTCGATGTTTCCTCTTGGATAAGTATCGAATTTTATGACAAATGCAGTAAAATTATAAATGACTACTTTATATCTGAATCTAAACACGCAAATATCATTGAAATAGAAGGCAAAATGCAAAGTTTGAAACTCGAAAACGAGGCATATGAGGAACAACTCAAACAGAAGCAAGATACGATAGATGAACTTTTGGAATTAAGTAAAAAACAAGATAAAAAACTTGATCATATACAAGCACAGCTAGATGAAATTCAGGACCAAAATGAAGTTCTTATCGAACAGAACTGTGATTTGGAAACTAAACTGGAATCAGCTGTTGAGGATCGTGTTCCTAAAACAGCATCCAAATCAAAACTTGAACAGTTCATTCTTCTTAAGAAGAATGATCCTGATCAAGAATTCCAATATTACGTTATTTGTGGCCAGCGACCTTATTGCGTTACCCGTATTAGAGTAATGCTTAGAAAGTATCCAAAAATGACCAGTATTCTGAATCTTGAATACCAACCCAATACAAAAAATTTATTTTCAAGATTCAAGGAAAAGTATAGCCGCAAAGACTGTATTGTGAGAATGAATGATATCAAACTGGAAGAATTAACAGAATTAGATATTATAGATGCATTTGAGGATCTAAATGATACAAAATATCATTTTAAAAAATGAATTTTTAAAACTATGTTTTTCTAATTTTAAAAGATGTGTGATAATTGTTTCAACGTATTCAATGATGTGTCATGTTATTGTTGTAATACAATAATGTGTAAAACATGCGATTATACACAATATAATACATGTTATACATGTAAAAAAATCTTTTGTATAGATTGTTCAAAAGAATTTATTTCTGAAGACGATTATGTTTCCGGAGAAAGATCAGAGATATCAAGAAGACTATTTCCTAGATATTCGTGTAGTGATGAATGCACACAAAAATATAAAACCGTTAAAGATGCATGTAACAACATTTTACCACCACATTTGGTGGCAGAAAAAAATAGAAGAAATATAGCTATAAATATCGGTAAAGTAATTAAAATGCTCGAATCAACCAAATTTTAAATTCTGAAAAGAATTTAAAATTATGCCAATACTATAAAACAATAGAACAATAGAATCGATTACAAAGATACTGTATATCATCATCAGATAGATCCAATTCAACTATATCCATAGGAGTTGATTTGGTATAGTTATCTCGAAGTGTTTGTAAAATATCCTCCCAGTATGATCGGTGTGCATAATTTATAAACAGTTTGTGTTTATCATAATCTGTTATCCATCTTTTGAGTTGTGATATCATATGATCATCTGTTAAATAATGCGTAATATTATCTTGTTCAATTGTCCACATTTGTCCATCATAAATAAGATTATTTTTATTTGAGAAATCAGCAATAACATCGAGAAATATGAATGAACAAGATTGATTATCTGCAAATTTTTGAATACTAGATATAATTTTTCTATACGGACATTTGAAAAATTCATTATTTAATCGATATTTACAAAGTAGTTTGTGCAAACCTTGTTCTAATTCAAAATATTTATTGGTAAATATTGTAGTTTTGATTTTAAATTTATCTGCCTCTATTCTAGTAGCATTGAGTGTTTTTAATCTATTTCTGATATTGGATGTACATCCTATTTTAAAAATACTGGTTTTTTCGTAATCTGCAGTTGTTATAACATATACACATCCCTGATTCATTATTAGTTGTAAAAAAAATTTTTTAATGCGACAAAATATTGCTGTCCTTGTTAAAATATTTTTTAAAATTGTGCATCTAATAAATGTCAATCTCAAGTTCGAATGTGACCTCTGGGTTTATCGATATCGCAACAAAGGATGAAATAGAAAAATATATGTACGGAGGTAGAACGTCTACAGCTTATTTTGTAAGAGAAACACGAAAATCAACTTGGTTCACACAGGTTCCTGTTAGTCTTACGCGTGCTAATGGCTTTCCTAACTTTGGAGCAGAATGGTCTGCAAGTATCTCTAGAGCTGGAGATTATTTGATGTATACATGGCTTCGAGTAAAGATACCAGCAATTACTCTATTAACAACTAATCAGTTTTATAACACTCCTGTTGTTGGTGCAAACAATGGACGTATTCGTTGGACAAAAAATTTAATGCATAATCTTATCCGAGAATGTTCAATTACTTTTAATGATTTGGTTGCGGCACGATTTGACAATTATCATTTAGATTTTTGGGCTGCATTCACTACTCCTGCATCTAAATCCATTGGTTATGATAACATGATTGGAAATATTTCTTCGCTTATTCAACCACAACCGCCTCCTACAACTCCCGGAGGAGTTAGTCTTCCCGAAATGGATCTAAATCTTCCATTGCCATTCTTCTTCTCTCGTGATTCGGGTGTTGCTCTTCCTACGGCTGCCCTTCCATACAATGAGATGCGTATCAATTTCCAATTCCGTGATTGGGACCAGCTTCTTATCCTGGATAATGTCAACTCTACAGCAGTTCAATCTGTAGTTCCTGTTGTAGGAGCAACTGCTGATATAGCAACTGCACCTATTATTTCTCAAGCTACTGTATGGGGAAATTATGCAATTGTTAGCAACGAAGAAAGACGACGAATGGGATGCAGTGTTCGAGACATTCTGGTGGAGCAAATCCAAACTGCGCCTAGACACGTATTCAACCCGGTAACAAATCCAGAACCAAGTTATGATATTCGTTTTTCACACGCAATCAAAGCTTTATTCTTTGCTATTAGAAATACTACATATAAAAATGTATGGTCTAACTATACAACTGCAAGTGCAGTAGTAACTCCTACTACTGTTATTTCAGAGCCACCAACAGGTGCCTTTGATCCTATAGATCACACAACACTTATTTATGAAAATACAAATCGTTTACATCATATGGGAAGTGATTACTTTAGTTTGGTAAATCCGTGGTATCATGCACCATCAATTCCAGGATTTACAGGATTCCATGAATATTCATATTCTATTGCATTCAATGAAATAGATCCTATGGGAAGTACCAATTACGGAAAACTAACCAATGTTAGCATCATACCTCATGCCAGCTCTGCATCAATTGTAGGAGCATCTGGATCTGGAACCGCTGGATCTGGACAAAATTATCCTCAGCATTATGAATTTATAATCACGGCTTTAAATAATAACATTATTCGTATCAGCGGTGGTGCTTTAGGATTTCCAGTTCTATAAAAAAATAATTTTAAAAGCTTTTTGTTTTTAAAATTATGATCATGCGTCTACACTCGTCATGTCTTTAAATAATGGATGTTTTATTATTTATTGTATACTTGTCTTGCATATTGTGAGCCATATTATTTTAAGTTAAAGATAAAATTAAAGGTCTAAATGAACGAAGAAAAACGTTACACTGTGTCTAAAATTGCAAAGGATATAGATTATATCATAGCATTTATTAAAAAACTAAATCCTACACTTGATAACAAAACAGAAAATAAACTTAATTCTGCAATTACAAATGTATCAGAAGGATTTGGTTGGGTTACCACAACGTATAAACCTATTAAACAGCGTGTAACAAGACAATCTGCAAACACAGGTTTGGGAAAACTAAGAAAGATTACCCCCCAACTGGCAGAATTCTTGGAGTGTGAAGAAACGTGTCAAAAAAGTAGAAATGATGTAACCAAGGCGATCTGTAAATATGTTACAGATAATAATCTACAAGATACTCAAAATAAAAAAATGATAAGATGCGATAATGCTCTTATAACTCTGCTCAAATTGGAACAAAATAAATTATATTCGTATACAGATTTGCAATCACATTTTAATCATTTATTTTATGATCCATTGTCAGAAGTTATGATTGTTCCAGGAGAAAAACTACAAGAGTTTCTTAAAGAGTTATGTATCGAAACTGATGTATCGCAGAGAGATGTATATGATGTGTTTTACAAATATATAGCAGATAACAATCTTAAAGATACAGAAAATAAAAGAAAAATTTGTTTAAACGACGAACTTAAAAAACTATTTTCATATAGTCCTACTTCAAGTATCACAAAACTACAATTAGAAAAACAAATATGTAAACTTTTTAAGAATATTGAAGAGCCGGAACCAAATCAAGAGCAAGAGCAAGAACCAGAGCAGGAACAGGAACCAGAGCAAGAGCAGGAACAAAAAAAGGTTGTTAAAAAGAAATCAAAAAAATAAATGTTAATTTTGTTGCTAATAATAACTATATTGCGCACAAGGGTTATATCTTGTTGTAGACGAGAATATATTGATATTAATGAAAACAATTATTTGATGCTAAATAAATTTCAGATAAAATGTGTCGGAAATAATTGTGATATGAATATAAAACGAGTATTTTGCTTTTTACCTACAAATTGTATAATTGATGGTTTATCTGATGATTTTAAACTTTCGTCATTTACTATTACATGTTATAATAATTACACAGAACGTGCAAAAACATGTATACGTATATCATCGTGCATATTCGAATATAATTTATCTTTAAATCTATTGAACTACATCAAACGGTGCATAGAGAGTATGTCAAATATATTGTATATTTCGTGTATTCTATGCTTTGTATTTTTTATGGTATACAGTATATTGTATATGATATATAGTACACTATATATTACAACATATCAACAATTACAAACAGTAAGTAGTACCACTGTATAATAAACAAATATAATTTTAAAAGGCAAATGCTTTTTAAAATTGCAATTTTTGTTTCCAATCTTTTCCTAAAGCCTCTTTAAGAATTTTTTTTTCCGAGTTTGTAAGATCAGATATCAATAGACCCGATCGCATCATATTGACAATATGTTCTAATAATTCATATTTTTCTATTTGACACGTTTTAGCACTACTGGATGTAGTACTATTAGATAAGGAAGGTGTTGTAAGTTTGTTGTAAAAGTTTCCTAATATCTGTCTTTGATTAGAAGATGCCAAATTCCATAGCTTGTCATTCATTTATTTATTACATACTTCGTATACACAACTATACGAAATTTACAATTTGTACATCTCCAATAGATGGATCTGCAAATGTTCCAAACGATGGCATTAAGGTATTTGGTTTAATCATTTCTCCCTCGAACGCTTTGTCAAAGTGTCCCTGACTTTTCATTTGTAACTGTTGTAATCTATCTGATGTATCTTTATCATAACTATCAACAATTCCACGACGTAGGTCAATGTGAGGCTGTACAGAAGGTGAAAACCAACCCAAATTTTGTGGGAATATGGGAAGATCCCCTCTGATAAAATCAGCTCCCTCTAAAAGCTTACTACGTCTATTTGCATACATTATGCGATCATAAACAATTGGTTGAATTATATTTCCCTCCGAGTCCAATATACCCTGTTCAAGAGGAACATCCTTATCAAATGCCATTGTATTTTTATCAAATGATTCATTTGAATTTAAACCTTTTAATGATACTACTGCACCATTTAACATTCCAAAACGCGGAGGAACCATGCTTTGGAATTGTCCTGGAACTGATACATAATTTGGATTCTGATTGTCGTTATTAGTATCATAAATTTTGTCAACTTTATAAGTTAAAGAAGGCATAAAAGATTCTTTAACAGATTTATTTCTTACGAATAACCATGTTATTAAAGATGTCAAGATCAACATTCCAAATCCTATAATTGTTTTCATTTATTAATCTTTACATTTGAAAAATGTCGTTAGGCGTTATATTTGCAAAGAGTAAATTTTCAAGAATATACGTTCTTGTAACGCAAGAATATGCGTTATATTTTAAATTGTCACATAATAAATATGACTACTGGCAGAGGAACTAGATCTTTGCATATAGATCAATTGACGCGCCTAGAAACACGAGATATGAATATCAATCAAGACATCGATATGAACAAAAAAACAATAATAAATCTTGAAGACCCATATGATCCACCTAATGATACAGATGTTGCAAGTGTAGGGTTTGTTAAACGTACATGCGCGCTTAGCAATCCATCAAGTACTCAGCTATTGTATTCAAGCGGAGTATATGGAAAAAATGATAGAGGAAAAAATGTAATAAGATTTTTTTCATCTGGTATAATATCTCCTGTATCTTGTATTGTTTCAAAGCTGGGTATATCTTTACAACAAGATACTAAAAGAAAATATACTATTAATTATAATTTAAATGATCAAAATTATACTATTGGTGATGTATCCTTGTCTGGTTCGATGCCACTGCTTCCAAAAATAAACTTTATGGAAAATGATAAACTATTTTTCGATTTTGAATATGATGACGATGGTGATGATGACGACATTAATGATTCTTCGTCATTAACTTTGTTTGTACACTTACTTTCCACTTGATCCAAATCCATGTGCACCGCGTTTTGATGCTGAAAGAGTAAAGATCTCAGTTACTTTAGGCATAATATATTTTTCGCATATCAATTGTGCTACTCTATCTCCTTTGGATATTATAAAATCATTATTTCCAAAATTAAATAATATTATTCCAACATTTCCTCTATAATCTGGATCTATCACACCTCCTCCAACATCAATAAAATTATTTATTGCTAATCCTGATCTTGGTGCTATTCTTCCATAACATCCATTTGGTATTATAATGCTTAGATCTGTAAATATACATGCTTTGTTATGTTTAGATACAATGATATCATGTGCACTATACAAATCTAATCCTGCAGCATTTTCAGATGATATTGTGGGTAATTTTGCGTTATTTGTAATTTTAAAACACAGTAAAGACATTTATTAAATTTAATTATTTTTAACTAATTAATCACATACTTGTTTGTTTTGTAAAAGTTATTACTGTAACAAACTCCGAAAAATTAAATTTGTATTAAAAAATTTCAAAAATCAATAAATGAATAGCTTGACGTTAATTAATATTATAATGTTGTGTTGTAGTGCTCTATGTAACGCATATAATGTTCCTGCAAAAACTTGTTTTCTCCCAGATACTGGAAATTCAAAGGCACCATGGCTTCTAACAATCGATCTTGAAGTTAATGCAAACAAAGATTATAACAAGACATGCATTGGAGAATTTTTGGCTCCAGATCCTCCGGTTTGTCTGAAAAGTAATAATGTAGATTTGTTTTTCCAAAAATCCGATGGTTCGCTAATACAAGATGATATGGGAGAGGTATTTAAAACATTTGCAGCTGCACAGACAATCTCCGGCCCAAGATACATTCATATCGATCTGGAGGGTTCACGTACAAAACAACCATGTTTGGCAAATCCCACCAGATTTTGTATTCGCTCAACCAATACAACACGATTAACATTGAATTTTTCACAATATTTTCCTGAAAGGCGAGGTTGTATCAATATGCCCATTGTTAAATATTGTTTTTCGGACAAACCTCTTGAATTTAGAGAGCTTGTTGAAAAAATTTGGAATATTTCACCAATTGTTACATTAAAGGCTACACCTCATGATTATTAATGGATTTTAAAAAGCAATGCTTTTTAAAACCTAATGTTTTTTTGACTTTTGGAATATTATAGTTGACTAGACTTTGTCGACTAGATTCTTTTGTTCATTAGCTAGATTTTTGTACTCGCTATAGAAAATTTTCACAATATTCCTCTAACGCATCTGAACATTTTTTAATATTATTTTTACTCATACCTACTTTTTCCATCTCTAACCATTCGCGGAAAAAAAATTTATTTTTTTTCAGAATCAAAAATTGTCCTAATAGGACATCTGCCATATCAAATCCTTTCTTCGTTAACCCTATTCCTGATACCATCCCTATTCCTGGTACATCAGAAATAATTTTTCCTTGTATAGGTTCTGATGTAAAGGTATAATGTTTTTGTGTTGTACTAGACATGGTGGTAACTAGATAAGTGATACTAGATGTATTAAATTTATTATAATCAATTTACTATTCTAAATATGGTTTACATTGAAAGCTACGCATCATGATTAATGGGGTTTTAAAAAAGCTTAAAACCATGTAATATTTGGTTTATTATAATCTATTTACTATTATAATGTATATATTCTAATACCCAATTCGTAGGCTAAATGGATTATTTGTTCTTTATCGGGTATATCTTGTTTGATAAAATAGTGGCTATATAATCTATTGGTACATCATTCAAAATTACTACTTCGCTAGTATATGGATTAAATTCAAATGTTTTTAATAATTTAAGATTTTCAAACGATGTTATTGACATACCAGGATTTCCTCCGACTTGTGATTCTTTAACTACTCCATCTTCTGCAATACAAAATCCATTATTTTCATCAGTATTTATTATAAATTTACTATCACTCAATATAGACCTAGATACGATGATAATACAATTTCCATATTCTATTTTTAATGGAGTATCAACATATATTAATCTAAAATAGACACCATCAACCTCATCATAATATTGGAAAAATTTTTTGTCTTTTAAAGATATACACGGATCGGTTGCCAAACGTCTATTTGGTGATCCTTGGCCTATTTTAAAACTTTTAATTTTAGGAATATTGGATGCTTTGTATAAAATTTTCGACTTTAAAATTTCCAATATATTGTTGGTATCATGCAATAACAAAAACATTTATTAAAATAATTAATTATCCTATTTGTTAATACACATCTGAATTTGCATCTCAGGAGAACCAATATTGAGAGCGGTGCGCGAGGATAACAATTCGTTAAAATGCTTCTCTGCATCTAATGCTAATCTATTTCCAGGTAGTAATTCTAATTCCTCCATAACTGATCTAAATTTTTTTTTATGAAAAACTTGATACATCTCATCATGGCATTTAGATAAATTTATATCGTGCTGAATTATTGACATATTTTGCATGCAAAGCATACTTTGCTTTATACATTCCAATAGACACGTGGGGCATTTTGTTTCTGGTTCATTGATATGAATTCTACAGTTAGCAGTTTGAGATTTGTTCCATATCTCTTTGGCAGTAAATTTTAATCGTAGTATACTATACAAACATTCAAAGGATATATTGAATGGTTCATTGCCACATTCAAAACATAATAATTGATATTTACACATATACGTATCGCAGCATGAGTCTACTGTACAGGTTTCGATACAATCAATACAATATTTAATGTTACAACGATCACATCCAATCTCAAGACTATACGCAACACAATCAGAACATATAAAGCACTCTTCACAAAAATCATCTACTATATTTTCACATTCATAGCACTCTACTATTTTAATGGACTTAAATTTCATATAATCCATTTTATTATTTGATATCCGCACATATCTATTGATACTTAGCATACGTGTAAATTCATTTTACCAATCTTAGAGTGATGCCAAATTTGTCATTTGTATCTTTGGGAATAATTTTAATTATATCTCCTGGTATACATCCAAGATATCTTGCTACTGGATCAGTTCTAAGCATAGATGGTAATTTATTTAATATTTTTACATCGACATGATTTTCGCTTTGCGTATTATCTATTTTTTCAAAATAAGGCTGCATTGAATGATTTATAATATCAAATTGCAATTCTTTTACTGAAAAAATTTGGATTGCAAAATTGGAAAGTATTTCCAATCTTTTTAGGATAGAGGGAATTTCGTAATTACACACCAATATCAATGATATCTCTTGATCCAAGACATGTTTGATATATTGTTTTATAGCAGGATCCTTAGATGCATAGGATATAACTATTGTTACGCACAAGGTATGCAAATCTGAAGATGCTATAAATTTTTTTAATGGCTCAGACTCAATCTCTTTAAAATTGTTATATCCTCGTTTTTTCATCATATTTTTAATTGTATTAATAGCTTTGTCCATTATATTTGTAAAAGTAATAAATAAAAATAATATTATTCATTTTAAAATGTGTATACCCATCCCAAGACGTCAAATAATGTTTTACAAATATCATCGTGACATGTTTTTTTATCAGATGTTTTTAAAATATTAAAATCGCTTTTTTTACACGGATAATTATATTTCCGCAACAATTGGAAAAGTACGAATTGTGTGTTGATGAAATTTTTTCTGTCCAAGTCTTTAAATAATATATCATATTGTTCTATTAAAAGATCGAAATCTCTCAATAACGAACTCTCTAGATATTCAATATTATCTGTTGGTATGGATGTTAAAACATGATGAATTAAAATTACATCTTCATAGTGTTTGGTATAGCCCAACTCCTTCAAAAAGAACGAAATATGAGAACGTGTTACATTTACAAAACGTTTTTTCTTCGATATTGTTGTATCTGTTGGAATTATTCTATGATTAACTAATTGTTCTGTCAATAATGTATATATTTTTGGATCAATAAATGTATTTTGTTTTCCTTGATATTGGTCAATACAGTCTTTAAAATGTATTTTTCTATCGTACATGTATTTTGTTTGTAATACAAATTTATGATCCGACGAACTACTTTTAAAAATAGAATGTATTTCCTGGCAACAAAATTTACATGTATATATATCTTCAGTCTTTATAAACTGAGCATTATTACAATTATCACAATAAATATTATGTACATGTTTTCTTTTGTCTAACGACTTTTGTTCTTTATCAACAAAAAAACTAAATCCAAAAAAAAACAATAAATTAATATATGACATGCGTATTTTATCTAAATTATCGTCTGTGGCCACCGAGTCTAGAGGAGTGGTTATCGATTTGATATATTGTGTCAATATACTATCAGAAAAAAGTTCATAAAAATGGAACTTTGAGATATTATCTATTCTAGTCTGCAACGAAGCAATATCGCGCAATATAAAATATTTTATTTTAGATCTTATATCAGGATTCTCCATTTGCTTTTTCAACAAAGATATATTGTTCCACTCGTCATAATTCTTAATTTCGTTTGAAAAAAAAGTACGAATCTTTGAATCGCAGTCCAATATATCTAAATTTAACCATAAACTATTCAGATCTGACTCCATATTTGTTATAAAAAATAACTTTTAATTGCATCATTACAATGTTATCTGTTCTAATAGTTCTGCAATCGAGTTTAATTTGTCTGCGATTCTGTCAATATCACAAATATCTTTTCCATATTTTGTTGTTACTAATTTACACTGATCATATCCTAAATAGCCATAAGAAAATTGGTATATTCTTCCATGAATATCTGTTACTGTATAATCATAATTAATTTTAATGTCTTCCATTACTTTTATCATTCTTCTCATATTATAACCACTCTGAGCTGTAGATAGCGCCGTATCTATAACTCCTGTTCTTCCCGAAATGCAATGAAATATAAATTCTCTTGGGTTTAATCCTTGTGCAAATGATGAACTTATAAATCCTCTAGATTCGTATACATCAACCAACGAAGTTAATTCTTTTTTATAATGAGATAATGATCTTTTTCCATTATTAATTTGCAAAGAAATTCTTTTGCCCTGTATATTCTGTTGACCCAAGGAGCTCGTAATTTGACACAGGTTAAATAGATCTCCTTTGCTTCCACTCGAAAGAGTAGTCAAAAGATTATTATTTCCTTTGATCATGGCATCGTTTGCTATTTTCATACCCATATCACGAGCACCACTTAGAATATTTAAAATTTTGCATTCTCGAAGATGATTAGAAACAACTCCCTTGGAGATATTTTCAGCTTCTACTAGACATTTAGATATAATGTGATGATGAGATGATGATGTATCACAATCTGCAATCGTTATAGAAAATGAACTAAGTAATAACCATCGATTTGCAACTATTTGCAAATTATTTATCAATGCAATGCTTATTTTTTTCGGATATTCTTTGTGTACAAGTATAATTATTGTATTAATTGTTTTTTTATTCAACATACCAGATACAATGTATCCATTTTTAATGGTTATATCAGATGAAACATAATTAAAATTTTTTGGAAAAATAAGATATAATAGATCTATTGGTGTAATGTATTCTGATGTGTTCAACATATAACATGCTTTGCATGTAAAGTCTATATCGTGTAGATGCATCACAATATCACAATATTGATTTTTTGATATATATGTATTCCTATCACATGTTGTCATTTTAAACAATCCTAATAGGGCATCTTGAACAATGGTTATATTGGGTTTTCCTGTTTGTGCGGATATTATATAGTTAGATACCATTGCTAATTGTGATAATTCTATTTGAGCGCTTAGAGACTGAGGGACATGTATATTCATTTCATCTCCATCGAAATCTGCATTAAATGATTTTGTGCATGCAAGATTCATTGTTATAGTTGAACAATTTCTTATTTTTGCTTTAAATGCCATCATGGATCCTTTATGCAATGTTGGTTGTCTATTGAGAAGTACGATATCATCATCCTGAAGATATCTATGCAATATATCACCATATTGTAAACTGATATTTTTTTTTATTGGCACTGTTATTGGTATTTCTTCTAGGCCACGCATCACCTTGCATGCATTTTTAAGCAAAGAACGAGTTCTAAATGGATTTGTATCGTGTACAGTTATCTTGCTTCCATCAGACATGAATATTACATCATCATGTTTAATAATAGTTCCGTTGCTCCACATTAATGCTGAAACATTAAATTTGGACATACTTTGTCCAAAATCTTTGGACATATTATTCGAATACCTTTCTAAACGTAGGACTTTATCTGGTGTATTTATTAAATTTTCAAGATATTGCTTGTTTAGCGCATTGCATACAATGGGAATAGTTAATGTGTTTGCTATATATTTTGGGATTCCGGCTTCGTCTATACATAGAAATGGATCTGGTCCTGCGACTGTTCTTGCTGACATTTCTACTCTTTTGCCAAGTAGATTATTTCTTATTCTACCTTCTTTTCGTACTAGGCGTTCGCGTAAACCTCTTATTATTCTTCCATTTGTGGAATGTGTTGCCTTTCCCTTTGCATTGCTAAAGTATGTTTCTATTCTAAATTGTAAATTGTTCGCATATCTATTGGACGATTTCCCTTTTTCTGATAACAACATATTATTATTTTTAACAATTTCTAACAGTTGATATGTCAAGTCATCATCACTTATAAAATCATCAACTATCTCATATGGTCTACAGCAAATTGGAATAACTGGAAATACTGTCAAACAATAATTTTTGGGATGAGAAATATCCAGTTTTTTAACATCGTCGAGATTTAGATTGCATAAAAGTTCCCGTATTTCTTCCGTATGCACAGTACATATTTTTGCATTTTTAAGCGCTTTTAATTTAGATGAACTCAATGGATCTTTTTCTATTTTTATAATATGCTTTGGTTCTTTGATTATTAATTTATATTCTATTTTTGGAGATTTGCAATTTGTACAATATTCATACTTTTTTACTTTTTCTGTTATTGCTGCCAGTTTAGTACCCTTGCGTAATTTGTCTATTTTGAGTAGCATCAGATGAGTATCGGATAATAACAATCTAAAACATGTTTCACAAAAAATATTTAAAATATTTACTACATGATTTAAAAATAATGGATGCAATATAGGCATATTTAATTTAATATGACCAAAATGACCTGGACAATCCCATTCTGTTTGTTTGCATGTCTCGCATTTGGTCGATCCTATTGGTCCCGATCGAGGATCATGAACTGTTCCATATAAATTAGAACCAACTATTTTAGATGTCGTCACTTCAAATGCAGATTGTTGCAATATTTCATCTTCTGACAAAATACCAAACTTGATGGTTTTTATTTCCGATACAAGCTCCATATTCTTTATATATTTTATATATCACACTTACAACAAAGCACGTAATTCAGTTTTAAAAACTCGCAAGTTTTTAAAATCTTTCCTACTAAAATCCTACTAAAAATCTTTAATCATCCAATCAAAAGGTATTGTTATTTTTAATTTTTTAAACATGTATTTTAACATATCGAAATGTGGTTTTCCGCAATAACTAATTTTTGGTATATTATTTGCATATGAGGTATGCATATCTCCAAACGAAGTGAATATTTGTATAATTCTATCATAATTTTTTATCTTTTCATTCAGGCTAGGACATTTATTATTTTTAATTAATTTTAATGCTGTTTTTAATCCAATTCCAGGAATATTAGCGTTATAATCTGTACCACACATGATACACATATCTACAAAAGAAACAGGTGATATATTCATCTCCGATAAAAGAGTATTTGGATCACAAAATGTTATATTATTTGTTGAAAAATTTATATCGAATATCATTTTACACGATTCTATCGATGAATTGTTATTTAGCGAATTTATCCAATATACCAGTATATCCGTATCTAGTGTCATTACACCAGATATATATTTTTTTATAGATAAAAATGCACATAATGCCTCTGCTTCTCCTGGAGCCTTAATGTAAGGAACATTCATTATTTTTAATAAAACACATAATTTATCATAATCAGAGAAATCGATTGTTATATCATAACGATGTCTTGCTGCAATGCGACTTGCCATTTCGTCTAAAGAAAAATCTCCCAAATTATAACGTTTTGATATTTTAGACCATTCTTTGGTGAGCATGTCTGAGGATTTTGATTCCTGTTTGTCAAAATTAAATTCCTCATCGCATTCTGTATTCGTACGATATTTCTGAACTTCCGCTTCCATCATTTGTGTTTTTTCGCTAATTTTTTGCTGTGTTTGTTTTCTCATAATGCTAGTATTTGTTTTTTCGGGCGGACCTTTTCCGTCTAATATAAATATTGGATGTACATTATTTTTTCTTAAATAATGGATCATATAAACAAATGACCAAATCCATTTATCTGGATTCCACGAGTTGGACTGGATATTACATGCGTTCATACTTTTAAATTTAAACATGTATATTGATGTATCGATGGCTATCTTTGAATATTCTAAATCTAAAATAGATGAAGATTTGCATGAATTGGAATAATTGGTTTTTATAAATTTTAAAAGATTCTTTATTCCCATTATCTTTTATGTATTTTCATACATTCTTTTACATTCGATTTTTTATTCCCAAATGATACATGATTGGTATGTATCTCTGTTATACTTTCTGTTACCAATCCATTTTCTGTAGAATACGTTATATATCTAAACATACATGTTTTTTTAATTTTATATAGACAATGAATACATGGTTTTGATTCTTGATAATTTTGATCCTTTTGATCTACGAATAACAACTATTTCTAATTGATAGAATCGATATTTTGATATTCTGTGCATTTCGTTTACAATACATCTATCCTCTGCGTGATGCATTCCCATATTTGTATAATCTTTTGATATTCTTCTACCATTATAACGCAAATGTGCTACATGAAGAGGTGACATTTTTATAAAATAATATTTTTTTATAAAAATAATATAAATGCGTATTATTTCTTGGAATATTAACGGTATTAATTCTTGGAATAAACAAAAAGCTTATTTGTCCTGTTTAAAATATAAACCAGATATTATCTGTTTACAAGAATTAAAAGCAGATTGCTCAAAAATACCAATAATTCCTTCTCTGGCTGATTATTATTTTTATTACAACTGTAGCGATAAAAAGGGATATGCAGGAGTTGGTATATATACTCTTAAAGAACCTGATTCGATTTTAAAATATGGTGCAGGAAGATTTATAGGGTTAGAATTTAAGAATTTTATCATTATTAATGTTTACGTGCCTAATTCGGGAACAAAATTAATTAGTCTTGATACACGATTGAAATGGGATAAAATGTTTTATGAAAAAATAAAACTAATTTTAAACAGAAACAAAAAATTAATGATAACAGGAGATTTTAATGTTTCTCACGAGGCAATAGATTTGGCAAGACCAAAATCAAATACTAAAACAGCAGGTTTTACTATAGAAGAAAGGACAAATTTTGACAAATTGCTGAATCTAGGATTTATAGATGTGTTTAGAAGTAGACATCCAGATGAGAAAAAATATACATTTTGGTCATATATGAGAAATTCAAGAGAAAAAAATATAGGATGGAGATTAGATTATTTTTTAATTACCAAAAATATACATATAACAGATGATAAAATTTTATCATCTATTATGGGTAGTGACCATTGTCCAATATTAGTTGATATAGATTTAAAGTCATCATCGCCCAAAAGATCATCACCGAAAAAGTCATCGCCTAAAAGATCATCGCCCAAAAGATCATCACCGAAAAAGTCATCGCCCAAAAAATCATCTCCTAAAAAGTCATCGCCCAAAAGATCATCGCCCAAAAGATCATCGCCCAAAAGATCATCGCCCAAAAAATCATCGCCCAAAAGATCATCACCCAAACGCTCATCTCCAAAGCGATCATCTCCTAAAAAGTCACAACAAAACTATAAACAAATTATTTTAGATGCATTAACACAACTAAAATATATAGAACAAGAAAATAAAGAAATATTTAAAGTTCGTGCATATGGAAATGCAATTTCATCAATTAAAAAATTAGAATATGTAACATCAATAGATCAAGTTGAAAATTTACCTGGTATAGGAAAAAAAATTCTTGCAAAAATTGAGGAAATTTTAAATACAGGAAAACTTGAAGCATTAGATGGTAAAACAAATTCATTTACAATATTAAATTTGTTTCAACAAATTCACGGAGTTGGATTAATAACAGCAAAAAAATGGGTTTCAAAAGGATATAAAACAATAAAAGATTTGTTGAAATACGAAAAGTTGACCAATGCACAAAAGATTAGTATTAAATATTTAGACGAACTACGGCAATGTATTCCTAGAAAAATTATTACATCTTTATTTGCATCAATGACCAGTGTTATAAAAAAACTAAATAGAGAACGGAATTTGGATTTAAAAATTATATTTGCAGGATCTTACCGTAGACAAAAACCTACATCTAACGACGTTGATTGTCTTGTTACAGAAACAAGCAATAGTATTCTACATAAAGAAATTATTGACTCATTGCACAAAGCGAATATTTTAACAGATGATTTAAGTTTTGGAAAAAATAAATATATGGGAATATGGATCGATAAAAATGGAATTCATCATCGTATAGATATCGAATTTTGTAATAATATAGATTTATATTATTACGAACTATTATATTTTACTGGAAGCAAAGAAACTAACATAATGATGAGAGAAGCTGCAAAAAAACAAAAAAAGATATTAAATCAAAATGGACTATTTGACTTGAAAGGCAATTTATTTCCTGCTTCTTCGGAAAAAGAAATTTTTAATTTGCTAGGATTAAAATATATTAGTCCTGCAGACAGGTAGTTTAATAATTTTAAATCCTATTTGGATTTAAAATTCAATATGCTAATGCCAAGTTCATCTTTTTACATATCAGTTTCGCATTATTCCAAATTAGTTGCTTTGCTCCTTTTGTAATGTACTTTTTCTCTTCTAACAGCTCTATTAATCTTTTACGTGTTAGATAGGACGTGTTTGCAGATATCACAATTTCCTCAAGCAGCTCGGTAATTTCTTTCTCTGAGCATGCTGATAATTTGATCGTTTGATCTTTACGTACCAAGGTTGTGCCAATGTCAATAGGTTCTGGAATAACAGGTCTCAGTTCATACGATTTTGCTAGATCGTTCTTGATAAATTCGTTCAGATATTCAAAACTTTCGTTAAAGTTTTCTGAAACAAACTCGACGATATTAACAAGATAGTTAAAATGCAAAATAACATTTTCTTTTCGTTTATTGTCTTTGAATTCAATCAAAAGATTATGCAGGAGTTTATCCAATTTTGGAGCTTCAT